TATGCAGATTTCGCAGCAGGAGAAACCGAAAGCTACATGGTACTGAACAGGATATATGATGTTGATGAAAGTACAGGAGAAATCATCAATCCAAGTACATATATATCACCAAAAGACTATACGTATATCTTTGCGACAAACACGGACACAAACAGAGACTTCTGGGTACAAATCGGAAAAAGAATTATTGCAAGACGCGTTATGAGCGCAGCACAGATACCTTTAATGTAAACAATATGGGAAAGCCAAGAATCATTACAAAAAGTTTTACCCAATTCGGGGTGGAATCATACGAAGGAAAGTCCATCGAGGACAGATGTAAGAAACTAGTAGAGACGGGAGAACCTATCAAAGATACCTCACCATTAATCTACACACCAAAAGAAAAGGGGGTAATGCCACAATACGATGTAAGAGCAGACAAGTGGGATATTGCACAAAGTGCGATGGATAGAGTGAACAAGGAACGTATCGCAAAAGGACAACAACCACCAAGTGGAGAAGCAGATAAGAAAGATACCGCTCAAGGCGGCGCACCAAAAGATGCTGGGCAACCTACATGACAGTAGGACTTCAATAAGTCATGCGTACCTTCGGGTACGCATGTAGCCATTATAATCTAGTATAAGAACCTCGCTTTTCAAAAAAGCGCGAAAACAATCAAGTATTATGGGATTATTAAATTTTCTAAACAAAGGAGGAAGCGGCCTAATTACAGGAATCGCAGGAACTATAGCGGGAGCAGCAAGCAGCGCAAAGGACAGAAAACTTCAAAGAGAACTCCAGCAACAACAGATGGAATACGGGCGAGAGATGTATGGACGACAAAGTGCAGACGAAGACCGAAGAATGCAACAGCAGAACCAGTGGAACAAGGAAGCAGCAGCACAATCGCAACAGTACGCCAAGGAGATGTTTGACTACACAGGTTACGAGAACCAGGTAAAGCAGATGAAAGCCGCAGGACTGAATCCGGCACTGCTAAACGGAGGGTCAGGAAGTTCAGGTCAGGCACACGGTGCAACAGTCGAACCAGCGACAGCAATGCAGCCAATGGGGCTACAAGTGGCATTACAGGCACAACAGGTAGCAGCACAAACAGCCCTAACAAATGCACAAGCAGAGAAGATAAGAAGCGAAACAACAAAACAGAAAGTCGAGAACCTAATAGGAGTCGGAGTAGACCTGGCAAAAAAAGTGGCCGAAGTAAGAAAGAGCAAGAAAGATGCCGAGGAAGTGGATCAAAAAATTGAGAATCTAAAGAAAACAGCAGAAGCGACCGAAGAATCAATCAAGCTCATTAAGGCAAACATAGACAACAAGGAAGTACAAACCAGAATCGCACAGTTCCAGGACGACCTAAACAATGTTATCAAATCAAGCATATGGTACGAGAACGGGAAGTCTAAAGGATGGGAAGAAACTGTAATAGAAAGGTACTACGCAAACTTCAAGAAGGACATGGCAACAATGTCTCACGACGAAAAGAAGATGCTATTCGACAAGGATATTCTCGACAAGCTAAGCAAAGATATAGAGCTAATCGCGAAAGGAAAGCTAGACGAAATGACAAGTCCGACACAAGAATTACAGCTACTTATCAAGAAATACGAGAGAGAGGACTGGGAACTTGACCAGGACAAAGCTTTCAGTAAAATGTTAGATGAACTAACGGGGCAAGGAGACTATGCAAGACTACTTGGAAATATTATCAAGATGATTGTAGGAAAATTGTAGGGGGCGTTACCCCACAAGGGGGTCGGGCTATCCGGCTCAAACAAATGGCCTAAAGGCCATACTCGCCTCCTATCCCTAACGCGCCATGCGGAATTCGCTACTATGTGGCGCGCAATCGCCGCGCGGCTAAGAACAGTACAACGTATGCACCAGAGGTCAGGCACGCAAGCGCGCCAGACCATAATGCTACATACATTGCACTGTTCTATTTTTTTTCTTATCCAATATAAAAATATTAGTTATGTGTCTGTATACGAAGTATATATTGAACAGAAAATATATGTTCACAAAGAAAAATCAAGGAAATGTACCAGAATGCAAGGATGAAAGACTAAGATATGTGCCAACAAAGTGCGGAAAATGTATCGAATGCAGGAAAGAAAAAGCAAGAAATTGGAGAATCAGACTAGCAGAGGAGCTGAAAAACAATCCAGATGCACTATTTATCACGCTGACATTCAACGAAAAGAATTATCAAAAGCTAGCATGGGAACTGTTCAAGAAGAATAAAGAAAACCTAAACTATACCGAACAAAACGAGATGTGCAAGACAGCAGTAAGAAGATGGCTGGAAAGAATCCGAAAGAAAACAGGGAAATCCATCAGACATTGGATGGTGACCGAAAAAGGAGAAGACTACGGTAGAATACACCTGCATGGAATAGTATGGTGTACAAAGGAAAAAGTAGAACAGTGGGGATACGGATATACCTACATAGGAGATTACGTTAACCAAACAACAATTGCCTATGTAACTAAATACATGTTAAAGATATGCGAAAAGTGGCCTGATTTCAGAGGAAAAGTAATGTGCAGTGCAGGAATAGGATGCCACTACGAAACAAGCTATAATGCCAAAAGAAACGTATATAGAGGCAAGGAAACAAAAGAGACCTACAAGCTGGAAAACGGAAGTGAATTACCATTGCCAAAGTATTACCATGACAAGATATACACCGAAGAAGAACGCGAAAACCTGTGGATAATCAAGCAAGAAAGAGGCTACAGGTACATATCAGGAGAAAAGGTAAGCACGGATAACCTGAAAGAATGGGATAATCTGACAAAGTATTACCAAAGAAGAGCCGAGCAACTGTACGGAGACAAGCCAGAGGACTGGGAACGCGAGAAAGTTAAGGCAAGGCTGGAAAAGATGCGTCAGGCAAGGCTAAAGTCTCGGAAGCTTCGCCATCCCTGACATCCTTGAGTGACCAGAAGGTAGGCGGCCAAAGGCCGCGCTTATTAACATGACTACGCGAGGCTAGCTCGCTACCCGCGACAGCACTCGCGGGTGGTCATGCTGCCAACTATATGCAAGGCTCCAAGTATTCGCCTTGTGGGTGTTGATAACTTGTTGATAACCTAACAAAATCGGTTAATAAACCTGTTAATAACTTGTTGATAAAAAAATGCCTTAAAATTTGGAAACGACAAATGTTTTACTACAGAAAAAGGTTATGAACAATGCAAATAAATAAATGAAAAGTTATGAACAAAGTTATGAACAGGATAAATGCCTATAAATAAATAAATTAACATAGTTATGAACAATTTCAACAGGCTATCATATACATATAGATTTATTTTTAATAGAAAAAATATTATTTGATTATAATGAACAAAATGCTCAAAATTTTGTGTTTTCAAAAAAAATGCCTATATTTGTAATACAGAAAAACAATTAAAACTACGATTATGGAACAAACTTACAGAATTACAATTTTTACAACAAGTCACGTTATAGAAAGAGATTTCTACAAGAGAGAAATAGCAATTTCAACGATTGAAGACTTTAAAAAAAGATTTAATGATTTCATGATAGGAATACTATCAAAAAAGGTCAATGGAGAATGGTACCCTGTGTACAGTATTAATAATGCTTAAAAAATGGAAGAAACAAATTTATTTATTATCTTCGAAGTCGAATTCGTTAACGAAACAACAGGACAGGTGGTTAACCTGACGACCACCTGTGGAAGCTACAAGGAGTTAGGGAAGTATTTAACAGAAATGAACAAAAAATCATGGAGAATGCTAGGAGTAAAAAGGAAGGAAAATTGATTAAAATTATGGTTGTAGCATGGATTATAGCAGCAACACTAGGAGGATGCGTAGTAAGTCTCAACATTCAGAAGAATAATCAAAACAGCACACAATCCGTATCGCAGGAGAATGAGGCGACTCAAAAAAATGACAGTACCAACTTTAATATGAATACGAAAAATGAAAAAGAACAATAATGATTTTACCGAGGTTTACAAAGGAATCACAAGGATTGTAAAGACTAAGGAAAATGATGAAGATGGATGGTTTGCCGTAATTGGCAAGATGATTGTTTCACGTGGAACATTTAAAACAAAAGAAGACTGTATAAATGACCTGGAAAAGACAGATTATGAACAGATTTGTAAGATTGCTATTGCTGTTGCTACAGCTCTTAAGGATTATAAACCGAAAAAAGTAAAAGAAGTATGAAAGTAAACATAGGGAAAAACACACTGGGGGATAGCGACAAGATGTCGGTATCCCTTAAAGAATATGGAAGAAGTACGCATAACTTGTCAAGTGCCTGGCGTAGTCCTATGGGAGTAGGTACACTAGTACCATTCATGAAGCTAATAGGATTACCTGGAGATACATTTGAAATAGATTTGGATACACAAATCATGACGCATCCGACAATCGGACCACTGTTCGGGAGCTTCAAGTTCCAGGCAGACGTATTCACATGTCCTATCAGATTATACAACGCGATGTTGCATAACAACACACTCAATATCGGACTAGATATGAGCAAAGTAAAGCTGCCAAAAGCTAGAATGTGGATGCCAAAAAACAGAAGCGGAAAAGCAAGTATAATGGAATACATGGGCATCAGAAAATTTCCAAAAAACACACCAATGGCGACAAGCGGCCATCCATACAATATCGTGCCATTCCTAGCATACTATGACATTTTCAAAAACTACTATGCCAACAAGCAGGAAGAACGGTTCTATGTAATGGGCGGCAGTATAATTCAGAATGCGACAACTACAGTAACAGAAATGTTCAAAGGTGTAATTGATATAGATTGGAATGGATTGAGATGTACTAGCGCTCCCAGTATCACATTTACAGGAACTGACGTCAACTTAAACAAAATAGAAAAAATAAAATTTACTGTCGACTCACAAGCTGTATATATGCAGATGCCAGAAGCCAATTTATACACAATCGAGACCGATGAAGCTAATAAGAAAGTAATAAAGCTAATAGAAGGCTATCGGTATGTATTTTCAAGGTCGTTTCAAGGCTCAATGGGAGATGAGATAACATTGCAAGGAGCTACAGAAAACATCACACAAGGAACGGTAACAGAAGCATACACAAGTTCATTCCCGTTAACGGAAATCGACGACCTGAGGGAATACATCTTAAGCAAAGGACGTGAAGAAATCCTTATCGACCAAGATAGTGATGAAAAATTAAAATCACTATTCATCTACAATGTGCTAACCTCTCCGAATCCTAATAAAGCAGGAACACCTGAAAGTATTCCTCCAATCGGGACTCAAGAGATGGGCGGCTTATGCCTGAAAACACATCAGTCAGACCTGTTTAACAACTGGGTCAATAAAGAATGGGTAGACGGTGACAACGGAATCAATGCAGTAACGGACGTAGACGTAAGCAATGGAAAGCTCAACCTGGACGCACTGAACCTGGCGCAAAAGGTGTACAACATGCTAAACCGTATCGCAATCAGCGGAGGCAGTTACAAAGACTGGATCGAAACAGTATATACAACAGATTACTATTTTAGGGCCGAAACTCCAGTATACGAAGGCGGTATGTCAACAACAATCGACTTTGAAGCAGTAGTATCTAATTCAGCATCTAATGCAAGCGGAGTGGAAGAACCATTAGGCAGCATGGCAGGACGTGGATTTAACCAAGGCAGAAAGGGTGGAAAAATCGTAATCAAATGCAACGAACCGTGCTATATTATCGGTATCGCAAGCATTACACCGTATGTAGACTACTCACAGGGTAACGACTGGGATATGATGCAGCTAAGTACCATGGACGATTTGCACAAACCACAGCTGGACGGAATCGGATATCAAGACCTGTTGACCAACCAGATGAACGGACGAGCAAACATCGGTGATGCGATTGGAAAGCAACCTGCATGGCTAAACTACATGACGGACGTAAACAGGACATATGCAGATTTCGCAGCAGGAGAAACCGAAAGCTACATGGTACTGAACAGGATATATGATGTTGATGAAAGTACAGGAA